GCTAAGTCAGACCTGATCAACGTTACAGCTCACAAAGAGCGGCTGTACTTTATTGAAAAGAATAGCGCAAAGGTATGGTATGGGGGCTTGCAGGTTACTGGTACAGGTGGCACTCCTGCTCTTACTTCTTTTGATTTGCAGTACGTGTTTACTAGGGGTGGGTTTGCTGTTGGTATTGGTAGCTACAGCAATAGTGCCAATGTAGCCTCTCAGGACTACTTTTGGGCTTGTAGCTCAGAGGGTGAGATTGTTTTCTATAACGGTACCTATGCCGGTGACTTTACTACCTGGGGCTTAGTAGCTAGATACTACATAGGTAAACCGCTAGGCTATCGCGCATTTGTGCGGGTTAATAATGACGTTTGGATCATTACCGAGCAAGGTATTGTACCTATATCGGCCTTGTTTCAATCTGATCCAGAGGCTGCATTAAACGTAGTTAGCCAAAAGGTAAACCCCCTTATATCTGACTATGCCACTCAAAATAACTTTGATCACCAGTGGTCTGGATTCTTTTGGCCGCAGGGTAGGCGAGTGTATATCAGCATCCCTACAACCGGAGTAGGCTGCAAGTTTTTAGTTTATGCTATTGATACTAAAGGCTGGACCTTGTTTCAGTTATACAATGATGAGCATGCCTTAGCTTCTACTTTGTTTGGTAATTTGCCGTATTACGCATCTTCTACTGGCATTATTTGGAAAGGCGAGTCTGGCCAAGCCGATGCTGTTACTAGCACAGATAGTCAAGCCATATCCTATAGCGGTCGCACTGCTTTTAGTTTTTATGGTTCTCGTGGCAACTATAAAGCGTTTAAGGACATACGGCCTATTATTAAGACTAAGCGCGGCATAACGCTAAACCTTGGGCTCGACGTAGACTTTAAACGAGCTGCAACAATTACTAGCGTTGCCACTCCAGCAGGAGTGTTTACGCCTTGGGGAAGCCCTTGGGGGAGCCCTTGGTCAGCGGGGCTAGAGTACATATTTGATAGGTTTGCGGTTAAGGGGCAAGGCCATTGTGCAGCGGTGCGTTTTGGCGGTTCCATAAAAAACTCAACCATGCAAATACTAGGATTTGAGATACGTTACGATATGGGTGGACAGGTATAGTTATGGCAAGACGTGGCGCAATGGCAAAGCCGCCTCCCTTACGAGGCGATGCAAGAAAAGAAGCTCAAGCTAAGGCTCGTGGTGAGGCTCCCCCGCCGCAAAAAGAAGCTAAGCAGGAGGGCGTTCCTACCCGTGCTGACAACCTAGCATTATACAATGCTATGACACCTGAGCAGCAGGCCAGGTATCGCAAGATTCGTGCCAACAAAGGTGTGACAGAAGCCAACAAATTTTTAAACAAGGCAGCGCCACAACCCACTGCAGCACCTCAACAAGCTACGCCAGAGGAAATTACAGAGCAAGGCTTTCGCGGTTCTGCTGACCTATACGGCGGCATGATAGATGAATTTAGAGACTTTGATCCGTATCAAGCTCAATCTCGGTATGATCCAATTTACTCTCAGGAAATGGATAGAGCTAGACAAAACATAATGGGTCAGTTTGAACGCCGTAATGCTGAAGAGTTTGAGCGCCAAAACGTTGACACACAGCGTCAAATTGTAGAGCGAGGATTAGACCCTAATAGCCCAGCAGCTCAGGCGCTAATGAAACAAAACACTCAGCGTCAAGACCTAGCCAGACAAGAGGCTATGAGTGCAGCAGAGCAAGCAGCAGATGCTAGACAACAGCAGCTATATGGGCAAGCAATGGGCACTGCTGGCATGAGGTATGACATTTACGGTTCTACCTTTGCACCTGTTTACGGTGCTGGTATAGGTGCTCAATATCAACAGCAGCAACTGACACAACAGCAGCAGTTTGAGGCTAGACAAGCAGAGCTAGAGCGACGTAATCGTTTGCAAATGGCTCGTATGAGTCGCGGTGGTGGCGGTGGTGCTGCTGGGCCTACGCTTTATGAGCGCATGGAAGCTGGGGCTTTAGGGCAGGGGTATGGGCAGCAGCAACAAAATCCGTGGGCTAATGTTGCTCAAGGGGTTGCTACTGGCGCTACTGGAGCTATTACAAACTGGGCATTGAAATAACATGGCAACACTAGAAGAAGCATTGCAGGGCCTAAACTACACTGGTGCTGATACTGGCTATGGTATAGCCACACAAGCGCTAGGTCAGATGACACCACAGCTTATTAACCCCTACGGCTCAACAGGACAGGCTGTTGGTATTGGGTTAGGGTCAATACTTCTTCAGTCATTATTGGGCTACCAGGCGCGTTCTCAGGCCGCACAGGATACGCTACAGGCTAACACTCTAGCTAATCAAATGATGAGCATGGATACGCCACAAGCTAGGACTGACTTTATCGGCGGAGTTAGTGACCCCTTGCAGCAGTCCAGGCTTTCTACTTTAGCTACTGCGCTAACGGCACAGGAACAAGCTAGAAAGGTTAAAGCAGCAGATACGCTTTTAGGATTAGAAACAGCAGCAGAGTTTGAGCTTGGGCCGTTGGGCACTCAACTTGCCCAGAGAAAGCAAGAGCGGGAAATAGAATTAGCTCAAGCAAGATCGGGTAGATTTGCAGCTTTGCCACCAACTGCGGAAGCTCCACAGGCACAAGTAGTTAAAGGCGTTTTTGGTGAATATGAGCCTCTACCTGCTAAGCGTAACAGGCTTATTCAAGAAGCAGCGCAATTAGGTTTACCGCCTAGCGATAGACTTACATACGCCGACAGAAATTTAAAAGCTGAAGAAGCCACAATTAAAACTGCAATGGAAGACGTGCGTACAATACGTGAGTCTATCCGCAATTCTGATTATTTATTAGCTCGCGCAGTAAAAGGAAAAGAAGGTGCTGGGGAGACTGGCGGCCCAGCATGGCTAGCAAATGCTCGTGAAATTGGATCAGGTATTTATAGCATAGTGCCAACTGCGGGCGGCAGAACAGAGCGAGAACAACGCGCTGCAACTAAAGAACTAGACTCTATCCGTCCTGAAATTGTTCAAGAATTGCGTTCTCCTGGATCTGTATCTAATTATGAAACACAAATTATGATAGGTGCTGGACCTAGTTCTGCTAACACGCCTGAAGAAAATGCGCGTATTATTGCAAACATGGCTCGCATACGCGATCTAAACGTAGATTATGCTAACTTTTTAGAAGCGTATATCGAAGATAAAGGTTCTGCTTTTGGTGCTGACAAAGCATGGGATGAATACAAGCGCGATCAGGTGTTTATAGATAATAAATTTAATGATGGGCGTATGCCGTGGAAAGAATGGTTTCAATCCCAAAGCGGCGCTTCCCCAGCATTAGATGCTAAAAGACAAAGATTGCAACAATTAGAGCAACAAGCACGACAATTAGGCATTGAGTTACCATAATGGATGAAGCTGATATTGATGCACGTATAGCACAATTAGAAGCGTTAATTAGTAGCGCTCCTACAGCTATGCCTGTTACCCCAGCACAACCGCAATCAACTTCTTTGCTGGGGCGATTGTTTGGCTCTCCTGCGCCATCCGCAGCAGTTTTAGAGCAAGGTCGTGCGCAAGACGAGCTAATCAATCGCGCGCTTTTAGGTGCTGCTCCCGAAGCTGCTGGTATTGTAGGTGGTATGAGTGCTGGCACTATAGGGCGACAAGCTGGCGGATTGGCAAGTCTTATAGCTGGTCCGTATGCGCCCGCAGTTCGCCCAGCATTTCAAGCAGGCGGAGAAATAGCAGGGCGTGGATTAGGCTATTTTTTGGGTAAAACAAGTTCTCAAGAAAATATAGATCCTTTAATCGGTATAGAAAGAACGGCGGCAGAGCGAGAAAGCGAAGTTGGCACTGAAGCTATTTTAGGTGCTGGCATTGAAAGCGCTATAGGATTGGCACCTCCAGCAATGCGCGCAGGTGGGCGATTAGTTGAAACCTTGCTTGGCCCTCAAAGTATTAAAGGTGCTAAGCAAACAGGCGCAAAGCTACTTAACCAAATGGGGCTAACTGAAGATGTGCTTACCGCTGCGGTTGATCGTAAGAATCAATTAGTTGCTCAAAACCCTAAATTTAGCAAATTAACTACAGCAGATTTAGTTGGAACAGATGAAGTAGTTGCTGCTGAAAAGCTATTGCAAGAACAGAGTGTCGCTGGCGCTAATAAAAAACTAGCTGCTGCGCCTGCTCGCAAAGACTTAGGCGAAATAGCTACAGAGCAGTTAAAAACAAAAGCTGATGATACTCGAAACGCGCTTACCGCAATTTATGAAACGCCAGGCATTAGAGATATTAAAGCTAATGTAACAAACATCGGTGACAAAGTTGATGATGTAATTAAATCAACGATGAAGGACCCTGACGCACCGCTACAAAGTTCTGTATTGCGCGATCAAATTGCTCGGTTAAAAGAACTTTATACACCTGAAAAAACCTATTACGGCAAATTTAAAAAGAAGATTACAGAACCCGCAGTTGATACTGCCAATGTAGGAACGTTGCACGATATTCGTAGCAAGTTAAGTGCTATGTCCGTTGCTAGAAAAGGGCAGATGACGCCTGAGCAAACATTGGCGTCTAAGCTAAGCAGGGAAGTTGATAAAATTATTGATAAAACTCCAGGCAGTAGAACACTAACTAAAACCAATAAACAATGGGCGGAATATAAAAAAGAGTTTGTCCGTGGCCCATTAGCTCCATTGCAAAAAGTAGCACCTGAGCGTGTTCCATCATGGCTGACACAAGATTCTCGGCGACTTGAAGCATGGGAGCGTCTTTTTGGCGCTGATGATCCTATAGCTTTAGCTGCTCGTAAGATAGAAAAAGCCAAAGTACCTGGCACAAGTGTAGAAAGCACTGGAATTACTAGTGCAGCAGGGGAACGCATATTTGCAAAGCGTGGTGGTGAAAAACCACAAGGGCTAGTTAATATTCTTAAACAAACAGTTGTTGGTGGTGCTCAAGAAAAAGGGCGTGGACTACTTGGCAAAGAGATAGTTGATGCGCTTCAAGACCCAGAAAAAGCATTAAACTTAATTAGGCAAGCTCCAGCAGCGCCACAAGGCACTGAGTTGCTACGGTCGCGAGCTGGTACAGGCACACGATTGCTGACAAGTGCTTTAGGTGGCGATGGTACGGTAGAAGAGCCAACAACTGCGCCTACACCAGCAACGCCAAGCCCTGTAGCACAACAAGAGGCAGAAGTTGATGCTCGCATTGAAAGGCTGGAAAAGCTGTTACAAGGTCGACAGGCCGCTACTCCAGAACCTAGCCCACAACCTGAAGCCGTTAAGGTAGGCAAGCAAAACGTAAGCATACCTATGGGCGAGAAGTATGCACCTCCTTCGCTAGTTAAAGCTGTTATTCAAGTTGAGTCTGCTGGTAAGCCTAAAGCTGTTAGCTCTAAGGGTGCTGGCGGCCTAATGCAGCTTATGCCAGCTACAGCCAAGCAATTAGGGGTTGCAGATAGGTTTGACCCTGAACAGAATGTAGAGGGTGGTAGCCGTTACTTGCAGCAGATGCTTGATAAGTACGGTAAAACGGACATAGCACTGGCAGCGTACAACTGGGGGCCAGGTAATGTTGATAAGGCTATTAGACAAGTTAAGGCTGATGGTAAGCGTGTAACCTGGGCAAACATTATGCAAGCGGTGAAGGTACCGCAGGAGACTAGGTTGTACGTAAATAAGGTATTGAGTAAGCAAGTAGAAGCATAGGAGACATTATGTGCGCTTGGGCAGCGGGAAGCTACACAAAAGGAAATAACGGCACAGGCGGTTGGACTGGTGATGCCAGCCTTGGCATAGGCATAGAAGCTGGTCGCCATGATACGCAGGATAACGACTTTGCTACGGGCATTAACCAGTGTCTTAACAAGGATGGTAGTAACTCTGCTACTGGCAATCTTAACCTCGGTGGATTTAAGTATACCAACGCTGCTGCTGCTACAGCACGAACAGAGCTTGCTAGAGTCGACCAGGTGCAAGATGGTGACTTTATCTGGCTGGGAACCACAGGCGGTACAGCTACGGCGCAGACCGCATCAGCTACGCCTGCTATTACAGCGTATAAAGCTGGACAGAAGTTCAGAATGAAAATTGGGACTGGTCTTGGTTCTACTGGAACGGTACGGACTGCACATACTTTGAATATCAATGGTCTTGGAACAAAAAACATTAAAAGACAAAGCGGAAATGATCCTACATTAGGAATTTGGGGTGCTACGGCAATCATGGAAGTTGTTTATGATGGCACCAATTTTATTATTGTAAACGATCCTAGTTTATTACAATCGTACACGCCAACTCTTGTTCCCGCTGCTGGAAGTGCTTCCAGCGTTGTTGCCACATGGTCACATTACCGTAAGCAGGACGATATTGTTCATATTACTTTATATGTAAGTTGGACGCAAAGTGTCGCATCTACAACAAGTTTAACATTAACCTTGCCAGTAAGGCCTTCCGGAAGTGTTTTAAATATCAATGGATCAGTGACTATAAATGGATCAAGTGGTAACGCTTTTGGTTTAGTTATATCCCCAACATCCAGTGAAGCAATACGAGTTTGGGGGTACAACCAAGGAAACATCTTGACTGGTAGCAATGTAGTTGCATTAAACGGCTTTTATTTGGCAGAGTAGCTATGAATTGGAAAGACATATTACCTTGGGTAATTTCAACTGAAAGCGGTACCGACGACGCTATTACTATCTCAATTAGAGGTTGGCGTAATCTTCAACTGTCCGCCTCCGACTGGACACAACTCTTCGATGTTTCCCTCACCAGCGATGAGGTAGAAGCTTGGAAGCAGTACCGCCAAGAGTTACGCGACATGCTCAAGCAAAACGACGATCCTAAACTAATCGTATTTCCAGAGCCGCCGAAATGAAGCGTCTCAGGCTAGTCAGAGTATCAGAGCATAACGGCGCTACTATGGGCGTCCTCTGTGTCGATGACATGCCTGAGTTTGTTACGCTAGAGGATGCCTGGCGTGATAACGAGCGAATGATAAGCTGCATACCTGTTGGGCGGTATAAGGTTAAGCCAAGGAATAGCCCTAAGTTTGGGCGCACCTGGCAGGTTATGGATGTGCCAGAGCGTGACCATATCCTGTTTCATGCAGGTAATACGCATAAGGATACGCATGGGTGCATCTTGCTTGGTATGCAGTTTGGTAGAGTTGGTACAGAATCGGCTATCTTAGCCAGCAGGTCAGCGTTTAATCGCTTTCTTGATCTAATGGCGGGTACTCCCGAAGCAGAATTAGTTGTGATTGATTCTTACGGAGGGGGGCGTGTCCACTGATGACGGGCGATGTTACAGAGTTGCGGTACTGGATAGACATAGCTATCAAGATGGCTATCGGCGTGCTTGTATCGATTATTGGATTAGACTACAGGAGCGTAAAAAACAGCTTGCAGGAGTTGCAGGACAATCGCTACCGGATGAGTGTCGAAGTGCAGGTGCTGCAGAGCGAGTTAAACAACATCAAGATTAGGCTCGATAGAATAGAGGGTAAGCTAGACAGGGTATTGTCAAAATGAAGGTGCTACTCGTGCTGTTAGCATTGACTGCTGCAGTACAGGCACAGGCACCTAGCCTTCTTGGTATCTGTCACCCTGGGTTTAACTGTGACCGTGTTAAAAGCCTTTACGATGGCCAAGATAAGGTTATTCTTAGCTGGCTAGAGAATACCTTCGGCAATAGCTGCAAGTGCCTGGAGCCGCTCCTAAACGACTCTAGGCCAAAGATAATACGGGCGCACCTGATACAAAGCCCATGCATGAGAAACAAGCGTTGTGGCCGTTATGAGGCGTTATGGGGCTATACAGCGGCATCAGCTAGTAGAGCGGCACAGAATCCAAGAAGCAGGTTAAGGAAGAGGTTTGCTAGGATACTTGAGCAGTTTAAACGCCGCATAGAAGGTAAGGAACTTACTTGCTATGTGTCGCCTTGTCTGGAGTGTGACTTGTATGAACCCGCTCGAAGAGTGCTTGCCAATCTTGTATCTGCTGCTTTGCCTACTTGTAACATTGTGGACAATCCATATCGGCGACGCTGCTTGTCCGGATATACCTGTGAAAAGCATGGAATCAATCCTCGTTTATCTGCCCCGTGTATAGTGGACTTGGATGGCATTGACGGTGGAATGGTAGACATGAAGAAGTGGGTTGCTAAGTATCAGCACTGCGACCTATCCTTTTATTGGGAACTATGGATGAACTGCATTCGCGGCGACTTTATAGACCCTAGAAAGCGGAATTGTAAGTATCCGCAAAGCCTATTTGATTTTACTAGGTACCGCATATGCCAATCCTTCTCTCCATCGTCAGACACTTGCTCACTCTAGCCGCTGGTAGTCTATTAACCATTGGCGTCTCTGAGAGTGATGCTGAGGGGCTTGTTAAGGCTGCTGAACCTGTAGTTGCTGGTGCTGTACTTTACGGCGCTACTCAGATTTGGTCAGTAGTTGACAAAAAGAAGAAGCGCTAATAATAGCCTTTTAGCCGCTTAGCTCTAAAAAACTCCAGGCGTCCCTCATCGGCCAGCATTTGCCTTAAACGCCGACGAATAGCCTTGGCAGCATCAGGATAATCAAAAAGATTCTCGCAAATATAAGCTAGGTTGTAAGGTTCAGGCTCCTTGTCATAGAAGAAGCCATACAGGCTATGCTTGTGATAGATGCTCATTTCCATCGTTGGATAAACAGCATCCAGGATGGCGCGTTCAATAACAGCAAGCCACAATACCGTCTCTGGCGGTGCAAAAGAGTTTACATCCATGTCTAATACTTCAAACTTTATCATTGAGTTTGAGCCAGTCTTCTAGGTACATCGTAACCAACCAAGGTCTGTTATTCTTCCTATGTATAACTACAGGCGTTTTATCTCCGCAGTCCCGTGTAGCTTGGTCTATAGCCTTATCTACATTGAGATTCTGCACACGTTTACATTCGATGTGGTATGATGCCAATTCGGTGCAAATTACATCGGCATCATTGTTAATTCCTGCATACTGTTGGGAGCGGCGAGCGTTAAATCCAAACTCTTTAAGCTTGTTAGCTAATTCCAATTCACCTCGACTGCCTTTTTTTTTACAGTTCACCATGCTTAGAATCTCTCATTAGCCAGCTTTTGAAACTCATCCAGAAACTTAGCCTCTCTAGGTGGATTAGCTGCGAATCGTTTGATTACATCGCGGTAAAGGTCTTGAGGCGTACGGCAAACAATTAGCTCAGAGTCTTTACCTCCGTGCATTGTAATTAAAAACTTACGACGTCGGTAGTATTTTTCTGATAATTCATCAGATACGCTTGCAATGATATGATCACGGAAAGGCTGCTTAACGTGCTTTAGTGCGGCCCAGAAGCGACGTAGTGCCTGCCTATCATCAAACTCGTGGTTAAGATTGCACGGGTGATACTCTACAAACACGCCGTGCACATAAAAATCGCATGTCTTGTTGTGACCTATTGGCACTTGGAACGTGGCGCCAGTCTTTAGCTCAAAGTTGTTAACATAGCGTTCTAGTAGCATGCCCGCGGCATATTCGGCATGGGAGGCGAATTGTACAGGGCGGTCGGGAATACTC